TTCCGGTCTGGATGCTTGGGGTCAGAAAACTCTTTGTTGCAGATTGGGCATGTTGAGATGACTTCCGGCTTGGCCTTCTCTTTGAGATTCTTTGAGCGGGCAACGTGGAAGCAGGGGCGAGAGCAAAACGCCTGGCGCTTGTCTTTTGCGGTGAAGTTCTTACCGCAAACTGGGCAAGTCTTTAACTGAGGCATAAGGGTCTCCTAGTAGACCTAGTATTTAAGCGATGGGGCGTCGGATACTAGGGAACCGACTTGGTAGGCCGCTGATCAGGCGGCTATAGCCCCAAACCAGTATAGCATATATGTTCGCTGTAAATTGTTACAGTCTTTTAAGAAAGGGCTTGAGAGATGCAGAATCTGCTCAACAACATTAAATTGGATTACGTGGCGGCTGCGGTGTCAGCCGGCAGCAGCATCGATAACGATTCGGCCATCGTGGACACCGCCGGCTTTGACGGGGTGATCTTCCTCTCCACCATCACCGACAGTGTGGATACTGGCGTGGCGACGTTGACCGTCGAACAGAACACGGCCAACAGCACTAGCGGGATGGCGGCGTTGGCGGGGGCGGTGGCGACGGCGACCTCTGGCGCCAATGACGACCTCAACGGCAAGCTGTTGGCGGTCGATGTGTACCGGCCGCGGGAACGATATGTCCGCGCCAACCGGACCAGCGCCACGGCGAACATTGCCTATGGCGAGTGCCTCGCGATCCTCTATTCGGGGATCAAGGTGCCGGTTGCCCAGGCGGCGGCGGATGTAGCGGATAGTGCGGTTGTGACCAGCCCGGCTGAGAGCTAGCGCTGACAAAGCGACAAGGTGACAAGGTGACCAGGTGACTGGGTACCTTGTCTCTCTGAAAGGTGAAGACGATGAGTTATAACGTACCGATTCGACGGTTGCAGGGTGGGGCGGTGCTGGAGGTGGCGGATGGTGGGGAGATCCGGCTGAATGGCGGGACGCTCACCAACAATGGCACGCAGGCCGCGGCCATCACGGATGCGTCTGAGTACAGCGGTATAGATTTGAGCGGAATCGGCGGCGGGGCCGATGAGGCGGCGACCTTGGACGATTTGAACGCGTTGCGGGTGAAATTTAACACGCTGTTGGCTGCGTTGCGTGGCGCCGGCATCATTGCCAGTTAAGGGACCGCGATGAAATTGATCTTGATGAAGAAGACGATGGCGGGGCCCAGTGGGGTGCTCGCCAGCGGTATGCAAAAGACGGTGAGCGAGGAGCTGGCCGCGCAGCTGGTCGCGGCGGATGCGGCCGAGATCATTGCGCACGTGGCGGATATCTCCATTGAGGTGCTGACCCCAGACCGCGAGACGGCAATGGTCAGCGGCCCAATGGAGAAGGCCATCCAGGCCAAGGCCGCGCCAAAGCGGACAAAGAAGGGCTGAGATGCTACACGATCGGGAGCTGCTCTATCGGTCGGAGATTCGGGGCGATCTGACGCGCCGGGCGCCGCTGATCGTCCGCGTGACGGGGGAGCCGGCTGAGGAGCCGGTGACGGTGGCCGAGGCGAAAGCGCATCTGCGCATCGACGTGGATACTGAAGATAGCCTGCTGACGGGCTATCTGCTGGCCGCGCGGGAGCAGTGTGAGCTGCTGGCCAAACGGGCGTTTGTGACGCAGACGATCCAGCTCCGGCTGGAGATGTGGCCCTACGGTGATGTGATCCCGTTGCCGCGGCCGCCGTTGCAGTCGGTGACATCGATTGTCTATACCGACAGTGACGGCAACGCCACCACGATGCCCAGCGCGGATTACATTGTGGATAGCGCGAGCGAGCCGGGGCGGGTGATCCTGGGCTATGCCGGCAGCTGGCCGAGTGTGACGCTCCAGCCGGGGCCGAGCATTGTGATCACCTACGTCGCCGGTTATGGCGATGCCGAGGATGTGCCGCAACGGTATAAGCAGGCGATTGAGCTGCTGGCCGGGCACTTCTTCGAGAATCGGGAAGAGATTGTTGTGATGCAGGGCGTTTCGATGGCGCAGTTGCCGATTGGGGTGAAGGCGCTTCTGGGGATAGATCGGGGTTGGTATGGCTGATGTGTTGAGTGGACAGATTACAGTGACCACGGCCGGGACCGCAGTGGCGGGCACAAGCACCCCGCGGGCGGCCGCGAGTGATGGCGAGTATGACACGGTATTGGATGCCATCTAATGCAATCAGGACGCTTGCGCGAACGGGTGGCCATCCAGGCCGCCACCACCACCCAAAACACATCGGGTGAGTTGATCGAAACGTGGGCGACGGCCGTCACCGTTTGGGGGCAAGTGCTGCCGGGTGCGGTGAGTGAGCGCTTTTCGGCGGCGGCCGGGCAGCGGGCGAGCGAGATCACGCACACGGTGCGGATTCGCTTTCGGACCGATATCACGCCAAAGAAGCGCTTCCTCTGGGAGACGCGCGAACTCGAGATCCTGGGGTGGATGGATCCGGATGGGATGCGGCGCACGCTGGTGGTGATGTGTAAGGAGGAGTTACGTGGCTAGGATCAACAAGTCGTTGCCGAGACCAAGGGCCAAGCCCAATCAGTCCTGCACGATGGTGGTGCAGTGGCATGGGGAGAAGCTCGTTGAGGAGATCTTCAAAGAGCAGAACGCGGCGCTCTTTGCCGCTGGCGAGATCCTGATCAACGCGGCCGCAGCCAAAGCGCCACGGGACGAAGGGACGCTGGCCGAGAGTGGGTATGTCTCGACGCTCGACAAAAGCAGCTATCGCTTCGATCCAAAGTCCTACGAAAAAGAGGTCAACCCCAAAATTGACGGCCTGGCCGCGGTGGGCTTTGCGGCACCGCATGCGCACCTGATCGAATATGGCACCGTCCACATGGGCGCGCAGCCGTTCTTTCGCCCGGCCTTCGACGAGAATCGGCGCGAGATGGGCTTTGTGGCCGCGGGCTTCCTCCGGAAAGCGATTGAAAATGAGGCTGGATGAGTTCATCTTTACGGCACTGACGGCTGATGCAACGGTGGCGGGGCTGGTGGTGGCGCGGGTCTATCCGCAGAAGTTGCCGCAAAGTCCTACGTTGCCGGCGATCACCTATAGCATTGTGAGCCGGGTGCCGACCGAGGCCAACACCGAGCTCTTTGAATGCCGGCTCCAGCTCGATGCCTGGGCGAGCAGCTATGCGGGCTCCAATGCGCTGGCGATTGCGACGCTGAAGGCCTTGCGCTTTTACCGTAGGTCAGATGGCGGCAATACCTTGCTGTCAATTTACGACAGTAACTATATTGATGGGTATGAAGACGAGCGCGAGATCTGGCGCACGATTGTTGATGTGATTGCGATCTACCATGAAAGTTGAGGGATTGAGATGGCTGTAACTGATATTCTGATCACGCCGGCGGCGGTCTATAACTCGCCCGTTGGCGAGGCGCTGCCGGATGAGACCAGCGTTGCCTATGGTACGGCGTGGGGTGGGAATTGGGTGAACCTCGGCTACACCTTGCAGCCGTTGACGATGGGGGTCGATCGGACGCTCTTCGAGCTGATGGTCGAGCAGGTCAACGGGGCCGTTAAGCGCCGGGTGACCGATGAAAAGATCGACTTTGAAACGGTGCTCGCCGAAGCAACGCCCACCAACATCCAATTTGGGACGGGCGGCACACTAACGACCACGGCCGCCGGCGCCAGTCAGGTGGCCTTTCAGTCGTTGAAAGTTGGCGGTGCGATTACGCTTGAGGAGCTGCAGTGGGGCTTTGAGGGCTTCTACGAAAATGCTGCCGGCGTGCAGTTCCCGGTGCGCATCTTTGCCTACAAGTGCAATGCGATCCTCAATGGCCGCCTGACGATGGCCAAGGCCGCGGCGACGGGTGTGCCGCTCTCGATTAGCACGATGAATGACACGGCCAAAACCATTGGTCAGCAGAAGATCGAGATCCAGCGCGTGACCGCGGTGGCGACGAGCTAATGAACAAGAAGACGATCCAACTCGGGGGGACCGAGTACACAATCAGCGAGCTGCCGGCGCGCCACAATGCCGCCTGGCGCAGGGAGTTTGAGGAACAGTTGGGGCCGCTGTTGGCAATTGTCGAGCAGGCGGGGGCGGGGATGGAGTTGCGCAGCAGTGAGGATATGCTGCGCATCGCCAACCAGATCGGTCGCGTGCTGGTGCAGTCGCCGGACATCCTGATCGATCTCCTCTTTGACTATGCGCCCAATCTCGCTGCCCAATGCGAACTGATCCTCGATGCGGCCTATGATAGTGAGCTGATCACCGCGTTCACCGCGGTGCTGGGGTTGGCCTACCCTTTCGGCGGCTTGGCACGGCTGGCGAGCTTGGCGAGTGGCTCGACAGTGAATGCCTCAGCGACGACCTCGAAGAGCTCGCAATCGCTGAATGGGGCGATGGCGCCGGCGAACTCGACGCCTTTGGGCGCGTGATCCTGCTGAAAGCCTACGTGCGCCGGAAACGCTTTGAAGCCAAGCTGCTCGCCGGCGAGGTCGGCCGGATGCTGGCGGGGAGTGGCCCTTCGACAGGTGCAGGACGCAGCTCGGCTTCGACAGGCTCAGCCAGCGGGGGACGCATGCACGCCGATGACGTGTTAGCAATGATGGGGATTAGCCTCTAGTGTCAGTCAAACTTGCGGACGTTCTACTCTACCTGGGCGTGGATGCCGATGACCTGGACGATGGTCTCGGCAAAGCCAAAACCAAAACCGAGAGTTGGGCCGGCAACCTGGCCGGGACCACCAGCAAACTATTGGGCGGGGTGGTGCTTGGCGCGGCCACCGCGGCCGCGGGTGCGGTCGCGGCGATCGGCGTGGCGGCCTTCAATGTTTCCCGGGAAACAGAGAACGCAGCCGCGAGCATTGCCGCGTCGCTGAATATCCCACGCGAGGAAGCCGAGAAGTTCGCCGAGGTGGCGCGCCAGGTCTATGGCAACAACTTTGCCGACAGCATCGAGGAGGCCGGCGCGGCGGTGGCCGAGGTCACCCGGCTGTTGGGGTTGGCGGCGGATGATCCGGCGCTGGCCAAGGTGACGGAAAAGGCCTTTGCGCTCAAAGATTCGTTTAACGTCGAGGTGGCCGATAGTATCAGCACGGTCCGCACCCTAATGGACAATTTCGGGATTGGAGCCGACGAGGCGTTCGATCTCGTGACCGCGGGCTATCAGAAGGGGCTGGACCGGTCGGGTGATTTTATTGACTCGATCAACGAGTACTCGGTGCAGTTCAGCAACGGCGGCGCGACGGCCCAAGAGTTCTTTGGCATTATGGAATCGGGGCTCCAGGGCGGCATGCTGGGCACCGACAAAGCGGCCGATGCGTTCAAGGAGTTCCGGGTGCGGATCCTTGATGGATCCAAAACCACCGCCGATGCGCTGGCCCAGATCGGGCTCAATGCCGAGGATGTGACCGCGCAGATTGACAGCGGCTCGATGACCATCGCCGACGCCTGGAACCTGGTGATCGGCAAGCTCAAAGAGACGGAAGATCAGTCGGTCTTGATGCAGGCCGGCGTGGGGCTCATCGGGACCCAGTTCGAGGATCTGGGCCAAGAGGCGGTGCTGGCGATGACCATCACCAGCGAGGCCTTTGCCAATGCCGGCGGCGCAACCGATGCCCTCAATAAGAAGTACGAAACCTTTGACGCCATGGTGAGCGGGCTCTGGCGCCGGATCACGGTCT